GGCAAGAGCATCATCATAAGTATCTTCTTTGAATTTATGTGTGGCTCTAATTAATTTTGCTTGTGCGTATAAAAGAGGAATGATCCAAGCTGGAATATCTTTAGTTAAATATTCATCCAAGAGGATGGACCAAGCAGCCGCAATTTTTTTCATATTGCGATTGAAAGATCCATAATCCTCTTGCCTGGATTTTTCTAATTGCTCTAATCTTAAATTAAGATTTTTTTTTGCCATTAGTTATAAAATCCTCATGTGCTTTTTGGATAAAGAACTCAACTGTCTTAGACATTGAGATCGGCAGTTCAAATTTCTTCTGTGATAATTGTTCCAACATCTGGTAAGTTTTTATGTTGATTGCCACAGATTTAAATTTGTCTGGGTTCATTAAGCCTCCAGATCCGATGGATTAAAGCTAGTGTCTGCAGCTGAAGCTCCATCTTCATCAAGTTGTTCTACTCTGTAAAAAGTATAGAACTCTGTTCCAGCTGGCATTTTGCCAGTTCCAGAAGCTTTTTGTTTGTAAGCACCAAAACGATGCTTAACTCCTCCTACAACAATTGTACCAGACATGTCGTAAGAGCTTGGAGATTTTTTGTTTGACGCAATGAAAGCAGCTCCAAGATCTGGTCTTTCTTTTTGTGATTGATCTGACATATTAGATTACTCCTTTGTTAATCAGATTGTTTTTAGTTGTTGTGAATTGCTCCATAAAATTTTGATAAGTGATTGGGTTATTAGCCTTCAGCTCACTTAAAAAAGTTTTGTTTTTGGAGATCCACTCTTGATAAGATCCTTTATGTGAAACAGCATTTAATTCTGCTATTGCAGTTTGGATCTTTTTGTCTTGCTGCTCTATTGCAGTAGAAACTTCTTCAGCAGATGCTATGCCATCCGAAATGAAAGCACAAAAAGCTAATGCTCTTCCAACTGCACTTGTCTCAGAATTTTCCAAGGCACTTGTTGCATTTATTCTTGAGGCTTTTCTACTCTCTTCTGAATGTCCAGTTGATATATGCTTACCATCGATAAAAATATCGGCTTGCATAACAACTTTATCAGCATCTATGTGAATGATTTTAGTTACAATATCTAATGATGTTCCAAGAACTCTTCTTGCAACTGCAACTCTCATTGCAACTGTAGCATAATCCTTGCCATGAATAGATATTGTGTGTCCATTTAACGACTTCTTAAAATCGTTAACAGCCTGGACCAGCTTGTCTATATTAGCCATATTGTAATTACTCCTATTGTTAAAGCTAACGCAGCCATTTTAAGTTTAAATAAGAGTGCTGCTCTTCTCTTCTGTTCAGCTTTGTGCTGTTCATAAAAATCTTTAAAAAAATTGTCGTAACTCATAAATTTTATTGGCGATCAGTTTCCACAAAATTAGATTTTGTTTCGTAAGCCATCGCCAGCATTAACTAACTCTCCATAATTCTTTAGCTTGTTGTAATAATTCCTCTGGTAATCCTTGCCAGCACCATGGATGATCGAAATTTGGATCAATCATTTGAATTGCATTCTCAATAATTTCATCTCTTTCTAAATGTTGATATTGAGATAAAATTTTTTCTCTTCTCATGAATGTGTAATTCATGATTTGTAAATTCTTTTTCATGCCATCTACTGTGAGATGCTTACAGTTGATGCTATCGAAAATGCTGTAACCAACATCAGTTGCATAAACTAAATAAACTGGAACTTTAAAATTATAATAAGCAGCATAAACTGCACATTGCACAACATGATTAAAGCTAGGTGTAGCTGGCGGAGGACAAACGGTAAAACTCCTAGATCCATCTTTTCTTATTTTACCAAGCCTAGAATACTTGGTTTTCAGTTCTATAATCTTATGTGGAAAGGCAGAGGAGAAATAATCTGGATCGGAGATTGATCCAGCAGCTGGCGAAGCAACAGCTGAAACCTCTGTCGGATTTGCACCGAACACATTAGATTTAGAAAAGTCAAAATCAATTCTGCCAACAATAGGAAGATAAGGAAACGCCATGAAAGAAAAAAACTCTTCACTACCATTATTTGGAATTGATATTTGTCGTTCTGAAGTAACAGAAAAATCTGCTACACCTAACTTTGTTAAAGCATCATTTGCATGATGAATGATATTTGGAACTTCATCCAAATATTTAATTTTTTTATCGCTGTCTTTATCATCGACTGGTTCATATTCTTTAAATAATTCTATTTGTTCTTGGATAGCATTATCCAATGTAATTTTTTCATTTTTTGCTGGAGCAATTTTTTTTGTTAATGGATTTAATTTCCAAATTGTTTCTGCATAAGTTCTTTGCAGAGCATCTCCTACTCTCTTACCAGCTTCCATAGCTGAGTTACTTTCAAACAGAGCTCTTCTTTGCTCTTGAGTTAAAACTACATATTTGAATAACCAAGCTGCATCTGGAAGTGTGAATTGAGTTGCTGAGTAATGATTAACACCAAGCTTAGTTGCAAATGGTGGTAAAGAGGTTTCCTTTAATGGATCTAATAAAACTTTATTGTTATTTAGCATATATAGGTTAATTATATGCTTAATAAAATATTACAAGTCGATCTTATGGTTTTTGTCCAGAGATTACTCTAGTGTCTTTGGTTTCCTTATTGTCCTTAGTGTCCTTAGATTTGTTCTCATTTTGCTCTAATTGAACAACATTTAAATTATGAAATCTAATAAATAATTTAATTGTATCTTCTCTGTAAGAGTTACTTGCTAAACATTTTCTTTGTACTGGAATAATATCTTCAGCTGTAACATTTTTCCTAGATCTAAATCTTGCAGATCTATTGTATCTCAAGAAATCAAAAGTAATTCCATACTTGCCATATTTATTATTTACTTCAGTAGCTGTAAGCCATTTAATTGGACCAAATTCTTCACTATTATATTTTGGAAAAACATCGGATTTAAGTTTTGTTTTTATAAATCCTTTCATTACTCTTTTTTTGTTTTCCATTAAGCAGTCTTTTGTTCGTCAGAATAATAAAGATCTTCAATAAAAGTTGATAATCTTTCATCCATGTTTTTATGTTTTTTATTTAGCTCTTCAGTTAAAATAGTTCTTCTTAAAAATTCTACTTCTAATCTTTTCTTTTTAAGATCTTTGTACATTCGATCAAGTTCTGCAGCTTTTGATCTACTATTAATATTTTTACCAGAAAGTTTTTGATTTTCGATCCACCATTGATCTTCAGCAAGCTCTAAATCTTTTTCTAATTTTTTTAATTTTTCATTTGCTGATAAAGCTTTTAAACCAACTTCAACAACTGGAGAAAATTGTACTTTATCAATATTAACAATTCCAATTATTGGAGTAATAAATTTTATTTTTGGATTTTCTAAAATTGTTTCTTTATTTCTAAATGGATCTGGATTTAAAATTTTTGTTATGCCTCTATAATTTTCGTAAATACCAATATAATAATCTGTAGCTCCTTCTAATAAAGTAAGACCATTATCAACACCTATGAAACAAATTTTATTTTCACAATCAGCTTCTTTTTTTTCTGAATAATAATAATAAGCTACATGATTATTATAAACTGAATTGATTGAATTAATTTGAATAGCTTTAATTTCTTTTACTGAAGTGTAAAAATCTCTTGGACATAAAACATTGTCTTTTGATAAATATTTAATTTCAACTTCACAAGGTTTTAAATCTTTATAAGATCTTATTAAATCACAAGTACCAGTTAAAGGAATTTTTATTGGTGGAAATAAAATATCTGCTGGATCACAATTAAAAAATGATGCGTATCTTAAAGCAGCTTTTCTATCAACATCTCTAGTTCCTCTAATGTGATGATAAACAGTTGAAATATCAAATTTTAAAGCAGTTGCTAATTGTGGAACTGATGTATTAGTTAAAGCTATTCTTTGAGTTAAAATTTCTGCTGGTGTTAATGACTGATATAATTTTTCATCAACAACTTCTTTTGTGGCAGCAGATTTAAATGCCATTGGATTATTTTTAACAAATTCTTGTGGACTTTTATGATTTGCTTCTAATTTATTTTTAAATTCATTTTTTTCTTCATTGACTAATTTTTCTTTCCATTCAGCTGCTTCACTTAGCATTTTCATATCTCTTACAAAATATTTAGGTGGGTTTTTACCAGCAGCTTTTCTTCTTTTTTCAAATCCTTCAAACAAAGCATCAATTGCTAATTCCATTTTTTCTTTAGCATCTTTAATATTGTTTCGATCAATTTTTTGTTCAAGATAAGTTAATTTTTTGGATGTGAACCAATCTATTATATCTTCATGATAATATTGTTCTG